GATTTAACAACAAATTCAATGTAGTCATCACCCTTCTTGATGGAGTCATTAGACTTGATTTTGACGGTTGAACCTTTTTTCAATTTGTCAAATACTTTGACTAACTTCTCTCGATCTACAGTGCCTTCAATAAAGGAAGTGAAACTTTTGGTTTCATATTCTGTGGATTCTAATTGAACATTAGTCATGCCCATCTTGCGATAATGACCCAGAGCAGCAAAAGCCTTGTCCTTGGCTACGGCGACCTTCATTTTCTGACCACCTCGGGTGGTATAGGAAAGAACCTGTTGATCCTTCTTAACCTTTAGGGGAGCATCTTGAGGAACAGCTTCAACACGCGCTTCTTCAAGTTCTTCATTAGCTTTTTTCATCATATCTCTTAAGCGAGATAGTTTATCCAACTCACCAGGCTTGATTTTTGACTTCTTCTTGTTATCCTTAATACGCTCAACTGACTTGCCGTATTGTGATGAAGACTCTTCTACATCTTCTTTAGTCATTTTAGCAAAATGCTTCATAGCATCTTTTTCAGAACCGAATTTACCTTCTTCTTTTCCATCAACAGTGAGGGTAAATGTTGGTTTAAATGAACTGCCGGTCTTTAAGAGTTCGACCTTCTTACCTTTCAGCTTCATGATCATTGGATTTTCTTTTGCATATTCGTCTAATGATTCTGGAATCAGCTCGTCGGGCTTATGAGTATGTGTCTTATTACCAACACCCACGATCACATGATCTTTGCCGACAGAAAGAACCTTGCCTTTCTTGCCATTATGCTTCATAGTGACCTCAGACCCTTCAGGGAACTTAGCAGATAATTGAGCAATATCTTTCCTGAGTGATTCACCAAGAAGTTTCTTTAACAGTCGCTTAACTTCTGCCTCAGCGGTTTTAGCATCCATCTTATATTTCTTCTGAATGAGCTTAACTGCCTCTTTAGAATTCTTTGCAAGACCCATTACATCGATCATCTCATCATCTGAAGGCTTCTTAGCTTCATCAAGGTCTTCTTTATTCATTTTACGTTCACGTTCAGCCTTCTTAGAAGCTGCAATTCTTTCCTTGGCCTTCTTCAGACGTTCTCTGTCTTTTGCCTTCTTTTCGAGTGCATTTGCTTTCTTTTCAGCAGCGTCAGCACGACCTGATGTGGAGAATCTTTTAATAATCTTACCAATAATCTCTTCCAAATCTTCTTTATCTTCACCCAATTCCAAATCTTCTTTCTTCAGTCCCTTCATAATATGATCTATAGCCTGAGAGGGATTCTTGGCATATGCCATGATGAATTTAGACTTCTCAGAAGAAGAAAGACCAGACCACGCTTTTTGAATGACCTCCATTGCCTTCTTTTCTTCGGGTGACATATTAGCAGCTTTATCTGAGAGCTTCTCCATGAAAGCTGTTTCTAGTTCGTTCATTATATTCTCCGTTATGTTAATCGAACGATCGATAAAATAGATTCTATTATATAGAACCCAAAACTTTGTTCACTCGGAAGATTTATCTGAAAATTATTAGATGCAGAATTGTTATCTTCGAATGTAAATAATCCTCTAATATTTATAATTATTGGATCATTATAATTACTTGTTGTTTGACCTGGGTAGAAATAGGTTCCTTGTATGGTTTTAGTACCGGATTGTATCTCAACAGTTCTTAATTCAGCCTGAGAAGTTGCATTATAGGTTCTAAGTTCTAATGATATCTCATATGTGCCTTTAGTGAAACCTGAGAATACACCAGTGGTTCCATTAATATTCACGCCGGATAATGTTGGATCAAAATCGGCAGAACTGGGTGCGTGATCTCCTATATTGCCACTTCCACCAGCATTGGCGAAATTGATCTCTTGCCACGCTCCTACTGCCACACCTAAAGTGTCTGAATCCAATACAGAAGTGCCTGGGGTAGTTCCGTAATGAAAGTAAAATTTTGTGAACGGATTACGATATTCCCAAGATAACTGTCCAGCTCCATTGGTGGTCAATATTTGTTTTGCAGCACCATCTGTAGTAGGCCAAGAATTATCCTTTATTATAACAGATTCATCAGAGGTTGTCAACACTGGATTTCCAGCTGAATTGTTCACAACAAGACCTGGATTTCCTACACCATTTTGTTCTATGATGACACCAGAAACACCATACGATAAATTTTTAATTTTATATTGATCTGGTGATAGGTTACCACCCAAAATAGGAGCAGGATCGTCAGAGACAGCCTCTAACACAGTACCGGATCCCGCAATATTAGATAGAAGTGCTACCGTGCCCGGACCGGTTGGAATTGTCAATCCATTCAGATTACTAAATGATGTTGTATCAGCGGATAAGGTTCGACCAGGTTCAATGGTCACATCAGCATCGAATGAGATCGGGTTTAATCCTTCGAGAGATTCGACTGATTCAAATCGAATGCCGCCAGCAAATAATGCTTCGAGTGAGGCTGTATTATTTACTTGTAATACTTGATTGATTGTCGGTGTTGATGCTCCTATACCAGCCTGCAGACCTAGGCCATAAGGTGTGTCACCATCACTTATACGGAGCTCACCGAATTCTGGATCATAAAAGATATCACCTTTTCTGCCGATATAAGAATAGGGGTCTGTGGCCCCCATCTTATCGGCTGCAATTTTAAAGGTAGAAGCCATTATGGAATTTCTTTAATATAAACCGAATCACCTGAGACACCAGTGACCAATCTAAATGAACTACTGCCGCTGACTGTACTTACCTTTAATTTATACGATACAGTATCACCAGCAGTGGCACCGTGTACATCAATATGAACAAAATTAACTGGTCCGAAAAATTGGTTCGCAGCTGGAAATAAGAGTTCTTTTAATTTGGTGGTACTTGCACCATTGACTTCTCTTTCAAGATGTAGATAAATTTCGTCTGCACCGTTGTTTGGATCCCATCCTACCATAGAGATTTCAATTTTAATGCCCGTGAATCCAGAAGTTACTGTAACGGAAGGATTGATAACAACCGGAACAGTTTCATCAGTTGTGACAAAAGAACCGTGGGCAATTGTAGCAGCAGCGACATCGATACTCGACACACCTGGCGCAATAATGACGTAATCCTCATTGGGTGTCACAGGGATGTCAGATGTTAATGCTAGTGTTGATGTTCCAGCCGGGACCGTATGTGTATTCAACGCAGTGGCTGTCAAATCACCAGCAGAGGTGAATGAAGACACGACATTATTAGCTGTTAGTGTAGAATTGGGAAGATCTATTGTACCTACTACAGATATTGAATTGTTTACATTGAGATTCCCATCAACCTCAATAGGAATACCTGGGCTTGGCTCTTCGAATAAATTTACTTTAATTCCGCCTTGGAATTCGGGAGTTAAATTTAACGGTACGACACCATCTTGAGCAATTGTGGCTGCAAGACCATGAACAATAGGATCTGCAGCAGACCCACCGATTGTACTGCCAGCAGGAAGATCAATTTTCCCGTCGCTTGATGAAATGGTGACACCACCCAAATCAATCGAGCTACCTGAAAGATAAAGGTCTTTCCATCGATTTGTGTTCGAGCCGAGATCATAAGTAACATCTGCAGATGGAATTAAACCGCCAGTGATTTCTTGTCCATTGATATCAAGAGTGCCACCTAATTGAGGAGTGAGATCATCAACGAGATCCCCACCACCACCTCCGGTAGCTATCGCGACACCACCAGGCGTTGTTCCATCGGATCGTCTTAATGAGCCCGTGTCTGGATTATAGAAAATATCCCCATCTCTACCGATGTAGGCTGTAGGATCGGTCGCGCCCATCTTATCTGCATAAAGCTTAAACGTTGTTGCCATTTTAGTCCTAGGTTCCGTCTATGTTAATCCAAGCACCGGATTGATAGCCCTGCAATCTACCGACAGTGGTGTTGTAAATCATATCACCATTTGCGGCTGTTAGTGAATTACGAGCGGTAGTGTCAATGTTAGGTAATCTAAAGGTGCCTCTATATTGGCCTATTTGATTATATCCAGCTCCAGCGTTAATAGTTTTGACGCCATCTTTCCAGCTTGCTTCTGATAAATCTAGGAATGGCTGAGCATCAGGGTGCGATATAGAATCTCCACCCATAATATGAGATGTGCTTAGTACCGCATTCACGGATCCATATGTTATTTTACTACCTTGTCCTAAATTAAAACGTGCTGAAGCTCCATTAAATGTTAAACTACTTAATATATGAATTTCACTATTTCTGACAGTGATGCTGTTACTAGTAGTTATAGCATCACTAAACTTAATCATCGAATTGTCCCAGCAATTCACTCCGTTCAATGAAAGATTGTTATTATTCGAATCAACCGTTATTACCGATCCAGAGTTGGCAAAAACTTGCAGGCTGCCGTTTGTTTCATCAAGAGCGGCAACCTCAACATCCACCATTGAATTATCCAAAGCGCTGATAGACCGCCCGCCTGGGGCAGTAGGTTTAAACTCACAATTATATAATTGTGAATAGCCATGATATGTATGGACATCATGCTCGAAAATCGTTGGGGCAAACCCTTGACTATTATTAGCAGTTCTAATATGACAATCCGTTGCACTTAACCTCTTAGCAAATTTTAGATCTTTTGTTGCGGGTTGAAACAGAGGTATCCCCCACAATTTAAGGGTAGCGTCTATGACAGCATAACATTCTGCTGTTGCAGGTGTTGGATTTAACGCATTCTGATTGAGCAACAATATTTGATGATTTACATTCCATAGATCAAAACTATCGTAATCAGTGGTTGGATTGGGAATGTGGGTAACACTTTCTTCTAAGGCGATAACCCAAACCGCCTTACGTTGAGTGTTTCCATAACTAGGATCTATAGTACCAACTTCATCTATAGGATTTTCCATAACAAATTTAAACGCTTGATCTAAATACGCAAATTCTTGGTCATAAACCAACCCAGTATTTGCCTGACGATAATCTTGGATAGCTGATAATTTATTAACTGGGTTGCCGACATATATGTAATATTCATTAGTCAGCGTATCATCTTGTACATCTAAACCGGCCTCGGTGACCGACACACCACCAGGTGTTGTGCCATCAGATCGTCTTAAAGAACCGAGCTCTGGGTTGTAGAAAATATCTCCCTCTCTACCGATATATGTGGTAGGATCTGTAGCCCCCATTTTATCTGCGTAAAGTTTAAATGTAGATGCCATTGGTTATTCTCCAGGCGTGTCGGATTTATATCTTTTTACTAATTTATCCGTGCCTTCTTCTCCTGCCCCACCTTCTTCAGTCCATGCTTTTGTCATGAATGTCGGATGGTAGTTAATTAAATGAGCAGGCATGAGTCCTTTGTCAACCATTGCTCTAAAGAATTTATCAAGGGCTCTTGTATCCACATTGTTGATCTGGGCTGCCTTCACAAGATTTTGTCTTGCATGTTTCGGATTCTTTTTTCGTAAATCTAGGAATGTACGAACTGCTCGAGCATATTGTTTCTTGTGTGTTTTTGTATCAGCCCATCTTGCGATCCAAGGAACAAGCTTCATCAAGAGACCATCAGCGCCAAAATCTTCTTCTATGGACTCACTTCTTTGTTTGATCCATTTGGTTGCTTCTGGGCTGGTAGGAGGCGTACGCGTGAACTTATTAGCCCATTTGTACGCCTTTTGAGTTCCAGCTTCCCAATTAGCGCCCACACTGTTATCAACAATGATGAAATTTTTTCTGAAATAACCTTGGAATCGGCCCAGATTTTTCTGAACATCCTGCCACATCTTGTCCACTGCTTTTGGTGGCAGGGATCGCTCTCTTTGAGCGTTTCTCTTTAATGCAGTATCTCTATCCGTATTAACAAAGATCATACCTACATCATAACCTAATTCTTTAAGGGTATCAGCTTGTTCTTTGATTTTTTTATAATCTTTTCCGGTACCATCAATGACCAGTCCTAGGCGACCCTTTAAGAACATTTCTTGTTTCTTGCCGGTAAGATCTGAAGCCTTACCTCGAAGCTCTTGACCTTTATCAGTAAAAGTATCGGTCTTTAAAGAAAGTCCTGCCTTTTTCATTGCCAATTCAAATGCATCGTCAACGTTGACTACCCTCATTCCAAGAGCGGTTAAGGCAGTCTTACCTACGACAAATGATTTGCCAGAACCGGGGCCGCCAGCCAAGAATATTGCTTTGAATATCGCTGGATCATTGACCCCTTCTTCGACATTGACCCCTTCTTCGAGTTCTTCGGGGACACAATTAGGAACTTTCTTGCCGTTCTTTTTCTTCATGCCTACTTGCTGATATCCATCCCAACAAGGATCCTCTTCATCAAGTTCCGGCTCGGGAGAGTCGACCTGATCTGTACTAGGTGCGGGTTCGACAACGGGCTTCCATTTTCTAAATGTTTTGAAGCGGTAATCGATTTTCACCGAATGATCTTGTTTCATCAATTGGTGCGGTCTTGTGTAGATCTTGGCATGACGATGTTCTTCGAGCATCTCAGTAGACATATAATGTTCTACTGCATCCATCAGTTCTGTGACTTCTTCTTTTTTCGAACGCATTGCTTTAATTCGTTCTTTTTCTTTTGTCTTAATCTGAGGCAATAACTTCTTGGCAAGAGTCTTTAATTTAGCTCCCCCAATCTTTTTAACTTTATCGTCAATCTTTTGTCGCTGGGAAAATGACAAATCACCTGTGTCTTTACCAGCAGCAATCTTTTTCTTTAGCAAGTTTCTTGCTGCCTTTTCTGCACGTGCCTTCAATTTTTCGGGAGAGGCCTGCTTCTTCATTGATTGCTTTCTCTTACGCGCAATCTGTTTGGACATCTTCTTCATCTGGAGACTTCGGGCTCGGCGTTGAGCCGGATTCAAAGCTTCATCAACCTCTTCTTCGTTGACGATGTCATCCATTTCACGAACACTCTTAAGCAATTCATCAAAATCAATTGACTCTTCTTTTTTGAGGCCCATCTCATCACGGATGGTGTTGAACATCTTTCTTGCAACTTTTGGCGTTCTGACTATACGGTCTGGCAGACCCATGTGGAATGAAGGGAAGTTATCATCAGCGACAAGTTTGCGCATCTTAGATGCAGACATACCCTCAACACCTTCGGAGTCTGGATCGCGTTCGCCAGCAGAGACAACTTCAATTGATTTGAAATTATATTCTTTACCGTTATATTTGTTGGCAAGAGTATCAAATTCTTTCACACGATCAGAACCTACAACAATTGTGACCAATGCGTATTTGGAATCGAGCTCTTTCAGAACTTCGATTATATTTCTTGCCTTAGAATTCTGTATGATATCACCAAACGCCTGCTGAGTATATTTTATTTTGTCCTTATAACCTAAAGGATTCTTCTTAGCGTCTTGTGAGTGGGATAGGTAGATTGCTACATCCGCCTTACGTTTACGGCCTTGCTTTTTCATTGCGAACACAAGTTTTTCGTGACCGTTAGTAGGTGGGTTCATCCTACCAAATGTAGTAACTACTGCCTTATCACCTTCTGTGGCTTCAGTAACAGGATTTATTTCGATGTATTTGGCTGGATCAAATTCTTTGAAGGCAATTGTTTTCTTGCCTTTCTTCTTTTTATCGCCCTTCTTAGGTTTTTCAGCCTTAGGTTCTTTTTTAGTATCGCTATCGTCGGCGTCAAGCTCGGTATCGTCGTGATCATCTTCTTTATTGACCACTACAGCTTTAGCTTCTCGATATTTCTTTTTGCGAACTTCTTCTAGATATGACATATGAACCACTTAAATGTTTTTATACCTTTATTTATTCCTTGTAAAACCTCTGGAATCCATCAATAAATTTATAATTTGAATTAGCAGAACCAGATTTCCATATTGTCGACTCTCTGAGCCAACCTATAGCTGGTGGTGATGATGCTATCAAAAGAGGCATTCTTGTTTTTCTTTGTCCTCTAATGAAATATGCGTTGTCGACAGCTCCTAGAACTCCTTTTTGTTCTATTTCTTCGACCAAATATGAAGCAGTTTTCTTTGTGATTGTATATGCATGGGCACCTTCATGACCATCAATCGATACCCATTTATCTGGAGATCCGGCCTTAACGTGGTCGTATTTCTTAGGATCCTTTACCTTATAGCCCAAAACACCAATGTGATAATCAGGTACATCGATATCGACCGAATTCAATAATAAGGCATCGTGCTCCAGAATGATCACAGCTTCATCTGTTCCATGAGAAATCTTTTTCCACATAGCAGCATGACCGGCGCTTGCGCAGTTCGCTTTATGGGCTTCAAGCATATCTTCGTTGTTTACCCATAGAGGCTTATCACCACCAGAATATTTCCATTTCATAGGAATGCCAGTTGCTACCCAAGCATCCTTACCGATCATATTTGTATAACCGTTAAAATATTCCCATTTTATTCCGACATCGTCACAAGATTTGGCTGCGACTGCCGCATATTCATGACTCTTTTCGTTTGAATGTCTTAGAATAAAAGTCTTTGTTGGTTTCATCCGCTGTAATCCTTAATCTCGAATAGAGATTGAAATCATTCTTGAAATATTTTTTCATTGCCATTATCGTTTCATAATCAAACGGTAACGGAGAATATTCATTTTCTTCTTTTTTGTATTTAGGCAATTCGTGCACTAACGGTAAACCTAAATCTTCGAGTAAATCACGTAAGTGGTCTTCAAGAAAAGGTAATAGATAAACACGACCATATAATTGTCCCCTGTACGACATTTGGTCTGTTACCTTGATAGAACCACCTGTATCATTTTTAAAATGACTTGCAATTCCGCCTGGTGACCCGGCCAAGTAATGATATTCGTCCAGCATGGTAGGAATATCTCTGCTCCATGTTTCTTTTAGAGAGTTGTACATCGAACGATGTCTGTCGACAGGATCTCTCAGTATCGTGAACACTCTGTAGTCTTCTAAATTGTCTTCATCTACAATGTTGATATAAGCTAGAATATCATCCAGACCCATGAATTTGATTTCCATAGGTTTAGTCCCGTTTACAATCATAGCTTTTTTTATACTGCTCGGTAGTGTATCGGCTATTTGATTCCCATCTTCACAACCTGTGTGAATGGCCTCATCGTCTTTTAAATTTTCGATTAAAAATTCCATAACCGAACTTCCGGCGGATCTTGGTGATCTTATGAAAATAACTTTGTGTTTTTTTGAAAGATACATTATGTAGTTCCTTTATCATAGGTTTTGACATTCTTAAAAAGGCCTGTAGAACCCCAGAATTGATCGGCATAAATCTTACCTGGTCCATCATATCTAGGCCCAACGTACCATTGAGGAACAAAGAAATGAGAAGGCCAAATTGTAAGCATGTGTCTATATCTTGGAATCAATCCTGCTAGGAATAGATTACCAGTAGATCGGAATGGTTCAGGTTTTAAGTGTTCGGGTTTCGTTGCGTGTAGTATATCAATGATATCTTTTAAGAATTTATTACCGGGATTTGCTGCTAAGACAGGACACACGTACCCAGGCTTTGCCTTTTCGTTTTCCCAGCAGGTATAAGCGTGTTCGGGTGGTGATGTGAATAGCTCATCGACCCTTTCCAAACACTGAGAATCTGCCTCTGGCATGAATCCACCCTGCTCATAGAGCAATTCGTATCTAATTAAATCAGATACTCCAGGCCACTTTTTCATTTGATAGTATTGATCAATTAAATGCTGATTTTTCCATTTACGGGCTTTAAGCATTTCATCGGTAAAAAGGATATGATTCCAATCTGGATGTTTATCTTTCCAAGTCTGAATCCATTTGATAGGAGCAGGATTAGGTCCTATCCATATCTGTATGATTTTCTTTTCAATGTTCATTATTCTCATTATTACTCAATAATCTACCAGAGACGAGATCTGCCTTTTCGGTCTCTATCACTTCAATACAGAGATTCGTGATCTCTATTTCTTTATTAAGCCACCACATCTTTTGTTGTAGCTTTTCTAATTCTTGCTGATAATATTCTAATTCTTTTTCTTTTCGAATTTTTTGTTCAAGAATGTCAGTCAGTAATAAAATGTTGCCCATAATTTATTAATATAATTCAGACCATGATACCTGGCCGATGCCCGTCTTGGAAGGAGATGTCGCTGCAGCTACAATTGTTACTGTATCTGATTCTAAAGCAGAAAAAGTGTTTGTCGCAAATTTTCTTTTAAGCTGATAACGTGCGCTTTCAAGAAACTGTATTGGACTACTACTTCCAGATAGTGCTGCTCCGGAAAATATAATATTGTCTTTCGTAAAAGATACATCAGTAGCAGCAGTATCAATTTCTACAGCACTATACGTTTCACCTGGATCTGTAAAAGTTGCTCCAGTAAGAGTACCATTACGAATCATCATGAAATAGAGATTCGTATTATCTACAGAAGATACTTGCAGTTCCATAATTCTTACAGCGGCTGCAAGTGCAATAGGTTTTAGCCGAAGAGAAATTAACGGATAGAAGGTTTTTGCATTGATTAAATTATTTGTTGTGGTATCGATTTCTACTAGAGGTGAACTAGACACAAAATCTAAACCATTTTCTGCGTTATGAATTGAACCAATATCTTCAATACCACCTTCTGCAATTACAGAACTAGAGGACAGATAGAAATACTGAGATGGCCCAGTATAGGTACCAGATGCAATTAATTCTTGTCTCAATGGTAAAAATGGAGTCTTTGTCCAAGTACCCACGGTGTAGTTGGCGTTATTTACAGTATGGATAACATGAAACTCGCCGTCGATCACGTAACCGAACTTCACTTGACCCGATCCATACCATTCGTATTCGATACCAAGCAATTGTTGTGTAATAGGATTAGCTATAATTTGAGATCTACCGTCACCGGTAAGCGCATCGCCATTCCATTCTCCAGCATTTCTACCTACTCGAACAGTCTCGACGCCATTCTTTTTAATGACAAGAAAGTAATCGCCAGTACCATCATCCTCAAAGAAAGCTCCGTTTTCGTCATTATAGATACCGATTCGACGAGTGATGTCTGCAACAGGAATATCGAATCTACATGCCATTGTGACAAATTGTTCTTTGCCTGGAATATAAGAAATAACGTTTGATGTTTCTCTTCGAATAAAATCATTTGCAGCTTTGACTACGGCTACAGCAGTGTTTTCTGTGACTTTGTAGATGCCTGGGTTAAGAGGATCAAACGTCTCAGGAGTTGGGCTATCGTTAGCAATATAGATTACAGCTGTACCACCCAACTCTTGGAGCCAGGAATCATCTTCAACCACGTGTGAAAATGTGTGGTGAAACATCGTCTTAGGATTGGAAACCTTGAGACGATTCTTAGAAGTAAATGAGGGTCTCCAGTCGGACTGCGCGCCAAAGCGATCTGCCAAGGTAACCGCTTCAAATAATGAAGTACCGTTGGGTAAAAACTGTTGAGTTTTTTTATTCCATTGAGCCATGAGTTACTTTTGCCATCCCTTTATGTAATCTGGAGAGAAATTGGCTCTGCTGAATTGCATTCTATCTACCAATTTTAAAACATTCTTACCAGTATGATCAATAGCAACAAAACCTTCTTGACCAGTAACCTCGAACCCTTTCGAAGTCTTCAATAAAGTCTTGATACCCTGTACAGTATTCAGTTTATCGATCACTATGTGTTTGGCATCGACTAACATATTATATAACTCAAAAACTTTTTCGATGTCTTTATCCTTATATTTATTAAAATAAGAAAGGACACTATTCTTTTTATCTACTTGTGTCTGTTTACCCTTCGGAGAGGCTCGTTTAGATGCCTCTTTGTTGTAATAGTCATCAATAAAACGGCGTAAGCCAATAACAAAGGACTTAGGATCACCGACAGGAGCTCCTTCTCTTACCTTTGAATTAATGAAAGTATTTACTCTCATATTCAATTCCGAATCTTTATAGAGACCTTCCAACACATCTTTCTTTAATGTTTTGAATAGAGAGCCTGCCTTAGATAATAGGGCAGTGAATTCTTTTGTTTCTTGGGCAGTAAATGTGGCGGTACCTGATTTGTCTTCAAAGACAGCATCTACGTTCCACACAGAACTTACTTTTTTGAGGTTTGGGACAATCGCCTTTCCAAAACTTGCTGACATTGATTCAAGATCTGCTCCTCGGTATGTTGTGTGCCAGACCACACCGATCTTTGATCTTGATATTGTTTTAGCGAGGTCTGAATCGACCGGTATCGCATAAACAATGGTATTAGGATGGAAAGTAAGATGCGGTTCGCCATCAATGTTTTGTGCTTTGATATCGTCCGACGTATAGAGGAAATCACCTTGTACAACTCCTTCAATCCCCAATTTGGAGAATTCAACGAGCGCGACTTTAAATTTATCATTTAATTCACCACTCAAATCATTATCAATGTCTTCATTTGATTTATAAAGCTTCGGATTCTTATTGAAGACACCCTTTTTAGCCACAAAGAACCGGCCATCAGACGGGTCAATACCAGCAAATATAGCAGGGGCACCGTCCCATTTAGTTGTAATAGAAACAGCAGCGCTAGTATTACCAGCTAACATATCTCGGAGAGCACGGAGATACAAGATAACGTTGCGAGTGCCATTAACACCACCATCGATCACAGCATCTTCGAGGTGTGTCATATGCAAGTTCTTAGCTTCGGTAAGAAGAAAATCCTTGAATGTGCCCATTAAATGTTTCCCAGTATATACTCTATAGGTGTTTTATTTCCATCATTATATGTAGTCATTTTTCTTAGAATCTCTTTATCTATAAGCTGGGGATGCGCCCACCAATCTTCAAAAGCTCTAGACCTATCTTCATCCGGTGATATATTCGGAGCGACCAATACATAGCCTCGCTTCGTTAAAAATTCTCTCGACAATGTTCTATAATCTTGATCATCATAGAAGTAATCATCGTGTTCGTATGTAATTACCCGAAACTGATAAAAATTCCAAGGTATCTTAAGCATTGCCTGATAAGATACTTCAGGTGGGTCGCAATCTAATTGAAGATAATCTATCACATTATTTTGAGTAAATCTACAATGCTCCCCATAATGTCTATGCATCAATGTATCATAATTTATCTTGGTGGCATCCATTGCGTAAGCTCTATTGGTTCCTCCCACCGGAAGATCAACGCCATCACCAGTCCCTCGTACCAAATTCCATTCTTTTACTGCTTCTTCATTAATATCAAAACTGATTCCAGTCCATCCATTGTCTTGAAGCAGAGCAGTATTACTCCTAAATGTAGGATGGTCACTTCCTACCTCTAAATATGTTCCGTTCTTTTTACCATCGACCATGGCCATCACATATACATCTTGCAAACATTCTGAATAATTTTTTTCTAATGTATCCCATCCTTCAAAATTGTGCCGCAAATCTTTACCCTTTATTGCCTCAAACAAATCATAACTAAATGGCTTCATTTTGTTTCTTATCCTTTACATTGTATATTTAATGATACATTTTTTACTTGTATATGTTTTTAAACTCATCACTCATCACTGCAGTAAATGAAGGCGCAGATCTAAAGTTCCCTTTATATCGCAATTTAATATGACATAATACCACACCACCTAGTTTCAAGTCAAATTGTAGCATTGCAGCAGTGGATCCAGGTTCAAATGCCTGTACACTGCCTGGTGTGTAATCTAATTCGACACCACCTTTGGAGGCGAGGTTTTCTATTTTTTCTGATACAGTATCGATGTCTTTGTATTCACCCTTCTCGATTACAACACCTTTCTTGGGGCCATAATCACCGATACCTGTCACAAGAGTAAAATCGAAATCGACTTTCTGCAAGTCTTTTAAATCTGCTTTGAAAATCAATTGTACTAACTGGTTACCAATCATCTCTTTATTTGCAATGATCGATTTGGCAATCGGATCAAAGAGTGATCGAGATGTTCTCAATTCGGCATTGATAATCTCATTGTTGATACGTTGAACATATTGTTTCCAGTTCTTTGTATCGGGTCGTACTTTTTTCATGTCTGCTAAGATTGCATCAGATAATTCACCTTTCTTCTTAGCCCTTGCAATGACTTTAAGATAGAACAGACCTGCTTTCTTATCGATATCCTTCATCATCTTTTCAAACTTCTTGTCTGCAAAGAGCGTGGAAAATGATTTGTTGATTAAAGTAGGATCAGTTTCGGTGAGTCGAATCTTTTTCTTCAGAGAGACACCCAAGTGCTTGTTGCCTTTTCTAATGATAAAATCAGAAGAATTAAAGTCATTCATGCCGTACTTAGAGATTTGGAATTGTTTCACATCGTCGTCCCAAGCTTGGCCGGTGAGATAGACCATATCAGCACCACCATAACCAGCAGCATGAATTGCCTGGGCCGCAGAAACTGCTTTGGCCAGATTTGAATAATCTCCTGCGAGACTGTCAACCTGTCCTTGTTTATATCCTTTGACTTTATCCAAGCTACCACGAACCTCTTCAATCAGAGCATCCATCTCATCCGAGTTTGTAGGATTAGTGATGCTTGATTTCAGCATGAGAGCCGCAGTCATCAATTCATGTGGGTCATCACCAGCACCAGAACGCTTGCCATCCGGTCTAACATTCACATAGACAATTCGATCCATGTCCTTGTGCTTGAAGGCATAATCTTTCTCACGCCGGGCAGGCGGTACCGAAACATTCTCTAAGTCTGGGTGAGAGGATATGAAGTCATTTGCTAACGGAGCATATTTGGTTCTATCTTTATCCGCCATCAACTGAGAAATCCCGAGCTTAGCGCTGTTAGATTTCTTAGGTCTATCGTCGATAGAAATCTCTGTGGGAATTGAGCCAATGGCGTTATCAATCTCTGTAGTAATCTCCAGAGCCAAGCGATTCTCATCTGCAGGGGATAATGATTCTAAAAAAATAGTGAAACTTTTCATGATAACTCCGTATGCGATAAAGTTATTTATAATATCCCAGCAGATCTACCTATGCTTCTTGAGACTCTTTTTCATGCGGTGCAACTTTGCAAAGATATTGGACCACCTTTTTGCCACAATTAATTTACGTTGGTGTCTCCTAGCCCTAGCGCGAGCAGACTTCTCAGCTCTTGTTGCTTTTGCAGATCCAAGTACAATGACTTCTTCTTCTATCTCATCTTCGAACTCTGTCACACGGCCGGGGGATTTCTCCCCACGAATGATCTGGTCCATTTCCTCTACGCTGTCTAGCAAAGAGTCAAAATCTGTTTCGCTTATCATATCAAGCCTCCTATTGAGAATTTCGAAACTTTCTCTCCAGTCTGCCGTTGGCCAAACTGGGATTTATCGAACACTGGGCGGTCATCTTCTTGTTTCTTGATATCACCGGAATCTTGGTGAATAGTTTGTTGTACACTTTCTTCTAGGTCGTAGATCTTCATCTTGGCCCGTTCAATTCCAACAAGGAACCGTCGATAATAACTGAGATCACCCCATCGATTCTTGAGCTGTTTGATCATCAATTGATTCATAGAGTCTAGCTGTTCAGATGTAATCAAACCAAGAATACAATCTGCTGTATGGGTGATACCCATTGATTCAGATGTATTGGTTAGATCGACATCGGAGTTACCATATCCGTCACGATTGAACTGAGATGATGTCACCACAGAACAATTGAATTCCATGGCCAAACCACGAACTTCTTCTGCGATTGATTTCACCAACGTGTATGAATTGGCAGCTGCAGCACCTTTCACCCGAGAAGAAGCACAGATATTCAGATAATCCACAAACACGACATCTGGTACAAAGTTCTTCTTCATTTTGAGTTCATTCAATAGATGTCGGAAGTGGCCCACGTGAGCACTTCCCGTAGGATATTCTTTAATGATCATCTTGCCAGGGGTTTTTGATTTGTATCGAGCCATTCTCTTTTCAAAAACATCACGAGGTATCTCACCAACTTCATCAAGAGTGATATCCATAATATTAGCATCAATCCTTCGAGCAACTTCTTCCTCAGCCAATTCCATAGTAATGAATAGAACATTCTTACCATGCATCAACATCGATGATGCCATATGACACTTAACCAGTGATTTACCACCACCGGTCGTAGCCAATAAAACAGTCATCGATTTACGAGGTAATCCACCCTTGGTGATTCGATTCAATAATTCAATATCAAAAGGAATTCTTTCTTCTTTTCTATGATAGTAATCGTATCGATCATCGTTCTGCTCAAGGAAATCATGGCCGACACTTGAATCAAAAGACACGCCCAAAGAATCAGATAGAAGCTTCGGTATCTCACCTTTATCTAGGTCACCACCCTCGCCTTCTAGAATCATAATCGATTTACGAACCGAATTAAACAGGTCTCTATCTTGGCAGAATTTCTCTGTCTCATCGATAAGAAAATCTGTGTTCGTATCTACGTCAAGTGCAAGTTCCTTTACTAGATCTTGTACACCTTGATAAGCATCCTCATTAAGGTCTTTTCTCTTATCTAAAGAAAGAGATAAAGCCTCCTTAGACGGAGGCTCCTGATATTTCTCGACGTACTCACAGATAGTCGAATATACCTTTTGGTGATAATTATCTTCAAAGTATTCTTGTTTTAAATAAGGATAAACCTTGCGGTAATAATTCTCATTCAGTATCAGATTCGACAGTATCGTCTTCTCTAGCATCACCCGTTCCTAATTTAAATTTATTTTCGACAAAGGTCTTGAATTTTGCATCTTCACACAATTTTTCAAAAAATTCATCATCATTCTCGATGTCTTTAAGTCGACGCTTGGGTTCGACCATCTCACCGGTAGCCATATCGACTACGTTGTACCAACCTTGTGTCGAACCTTTGGCCAGATGACCTGATTCAAGTGCAAGATCGAACAGCGCAGACCATTTCTGGATGCCGGTCTCAAATAAGACTCTAAATGGTAGTTTAGCCTTCTCTTTGACATATCGAGATTTTTCAATATTAATAGTAAATTTAAACCCTTCGAGATCTTTGCCGTCCTTTTCTTGTGATTTACCAATGATGAACACTTGATTGGCAGAGTACATGATTCCGGTACCACCAGACACGATTGCTTTCGGAAATAGACCTATCTCTTGGTAAACGTGGTTGATAGCAATACACGGAATATCTCGTGTGGTTAGTTTAGGTGTAATGATTCGAAAGAGTGATTTCAATTGTTTTGCACGAGTCATGTCTGCAACAGACTTCTCATTCAAAGCATCTTCGACCTCTTTCTTAGAAGCAAGGTTACCAATCGAATCAATCATAATGAAGATACGATCACCTTTGCCAATGTCTTCCATACGCTGAGTGATGTCGAATTTTAACTGTTCGACATCTTCGATGGGCACGTGCAAAACACGATCAGTATCGATATTATAACTTTCTAGGTAGTCAGGCGTGATGCCATATTCTGAATCATACAATAATGCAATACCATCTTTGTATTTGTCCAGATATGCCTTCATGCAATATAGACCCAAAAGGGTCTTGAAACTCTTAGAGGCACCAGCAAACACTGTAAGACCTGGAATCAAGCCACCATCAAGTGATCCACTGAACGCGAGGTTCAGAATAGGCAGATCAGTCTTGATTGGTTGTTTTTCATTAAAGAAACTTGATTTAGATAATACAGCTGAGTGTTTGACAGTTCCTGCTTTGAGCATTTTGTCCATTAGACTCATGTATTCTCTCCGTTCATGATTTCATATAGTCGGTCGGCGAAAGCATCCAACTTCTCATACCGATTTGGCCAATAAATGTAGTCCTTTTCAGGATTGTTCTTCAAATTATTGATTAAAGGTATGATACTATCATATAACATTTTCGCGCGGTTGTCAACCGTTTCCAGCTGTGATGACAAACTTTCTGCAGATTGTTGTGCAACACGAACTGCCTCCAGTTCATTTTCATCAACAGCAGTGAAGCCAAAATCAAACGTCAAGGGATCGTTGACAATAGCCATAGTGATTCTCCTTTAAAAAAGGGGGGCATTGCTGCCCCCATCAGGTTAGCCTTTGGCCAATTCCTTGAAGATAGAAAGATCGTCATCATCGTCATCATCGACGACAGATGTGGCTACACTTTCGACCATCACCGGAGCTGGTTCTGATTTCATAGACGAAGACAGATCAAGCACATCATCTTGCTCTTCATTGAAAGGATCGGCAGATGGAGCATTACCAAGATCGAGTACACGATATAATTTCTGCTTCAATTCATCATATCTCTTGAAGTTTTTCTCGTCAAGCAATTCTTGGAGAGAATGTTGCTTTGACCAGATATCTTCTAAGACATCATCATCATCAGACAAGGCTTCAGGAGCATCAAACTCTGACTTGTCATAATTGGGGTATCCTTCAAATTGACGAATCTTCAATCGGAAGTTTGCACCTTCCCAAAAATCAAAAGGATTCACTGGAGCCTCATCTTCAAAAGATGGGTTCATCAAATCATTCAACTTATCGAAGATCTTCTTGCCAAATTGATACAAGAATACCTGTCCTTCATTCTGCGGGTTTGCAGAATCTTTTACCACATAAACATTGGCGATGTACTTGAGACGACGCTTTTGTTTACGAGCCACTTCTTTGTCTGATTCCAGTCCAGTGTTCCACAACTTAGAGTTGTATTCTGATACCGGATCATCTTGATTCAGAGTGGTTAGGGAGTTCTCAATATACCATAAACCAGTAGGGCCTTGAAAGCCGTGGTCCCAGATACGTACGAATGGCATTTCTTCACCCTTAGGAGCAGGCAAGAAGCGCAGGATTGCAAATCCATTACCAGCCTTGTCTCGTTGGGGTTTCCAGAATTTACCTTCATTTGGATCTGAATAGGTCTTTGAGGATAACTTGTCTAGCTCGGCATTGAGCTTATCAAGTGATTTTGTACGATTCTTTTTCAGTGCTGAAAAGTCGTTAAGTGCCATAGGTTGTTCTCCTTCGTATAGCGATGTATTTTTAGTATTGCGATTTATTTCATAATAAAAAGTGATTCTTGACATAGTCAGAGAATCGCTTTGGTTCAAAATCAAGGAAGGGTTTATACTTTCTTGATTTTCTTATTATATCAGAAGCTACGAACTTGTCAACCACTTTCTCGTCCCAATACGTAAATATTTTCGCCAGATGAGCTAATATCGTAAATGTCTCTAACGATATCTTCTTCTGTAAGAATAGTGTCATAATGTAGGGGTGTTGTCCTTCATGTGATATAAAGTTCTCCCTGTAGTCCTCATTGAGCGACTTCAGGTCGGATTGGAATAGATACCCGAGTGATTCAATTCTCTTGAGCCATTCGGTATAGATACGAGCCCCTTCAGGCTCTACTATATCTCTAATCCAAGTGTCTGGTTTCACCAAAAGGTTTGCCAGTAAAACGTTCTGCCAGTCGGGATGTTTTGTCAACTTCCGAAAGTAGAATGTATCATTGCGCGTTCGAAACGTCTCGTAAGACGCCTTGACTTTGCCATTATATTTATGAAAATCGTATTGATCTGTCGTAAAATGTTTTTTAAGAGCGAGATATCTGATATACGCAGAATACGCTTCTTCATTAGCATATGTCGGTGATATCGGCTTCATCTTTTTGTACCATACGTAATTTAACCGCCTCTGTTCTAAGCTTTTCTTTTAGAATAGAAGATTTTTTTACCACGTCGGCTACTGATTCGATCTCCAAGTTATTTCTTTCTGCATACTCGCACAGAGCATCAATATAAGGAACACCATTTGATATCATATTAGATATCGCGTGATGTATTTTTTCGGGCGTCATTGCTACTACCATATTATAGGGATCCTCGTCGGTCATTTGGTTATTCCTGTTATTATATCAGGTGGCGACCTGAATGTCAAGACATTTATTATATTATATGATATCCTGACTTGATCATTAATTCGGTATCTAATTTTGTTGAAATCATTTTAACTATTTCTTGGGGTAATTGCATTGGGAATTGATTCCTGTAGTATTGTGCTCTCTCCCATGTGAAATCAGCTGCAAATTGGTGAGCCAAAAAGCCAGGTGGAATTAACAACACTTGGTCCATAGGACGAATGGCTGCCAAGCTTTTTCTCCACATTGGTGCTGACATCGGCACTTCAAATTTGTCCAACATCATTTTGAAAATAACTTCACCGGTGCCCTCGGTAATCAAATCCTCATATTTAAATATCCATACATTTTCGAAATCTAGCCATGGAATATCTTTGATGACCCATTTCTTATAAAACTCATTCCAGATAGTTGCTAAAGCTCCCACGTCGATACCCTCAACGTGCCAAGATTCATCATCGGTTTTTAATTCGTCATATCTTGGTTGAGTATCAAAGAAATCTATAGGTTCTCTGTATACAATAGATTCGATCCATGTATACGGATTTTTAATTACCACAAGGGTTGGAACAGTTTTCCATTCTTCTGGCTTAAGGACTTCTAAATCTATCAAATGTTTCCAAGGTTTGCCCCAGTTTTGTACATCTGCAAATTCTTTATTGCCCATATTCCAATGCTGATTGTTTGCCTTGAACGACTCTTCCACAAACACAGTGCCGGTTCGTTGCAAACCAAACACATAAAAAATATTATTTCGTCTCATAATAAAGTCCTGATCTCACATGAACCTTAATTTATTTAGACGTGTAGTACCTACGACATTCTTGGTGGGATTCTGCGATCCCATCTAAAACTTCTTGTGCACATCTTTCGTCTAAATTTCGGTTACTGTCTTTTACAAGTACAGTTCCTACTAAGATCATTGCGATTATAATACCTGGCATAAAGCCTCCTTGTCAACATATAAAGATTGGGTCGGGGAGATGCGTCTCCCCAGTTTATGCCGCCATGCGCTTAAGGGGCACCCAAAAAGTTTTACAGAAATGGTACTGGCATGTAAAGTGAATCACCTGACACAACAACACCGTAATTCGGGGTGAATAATGGGGCCATAAGACCGGCTACCAAAACGGATACAAAGAAACCTACTAATAATTTTTCTTTTAGATCTTTAGACATTATAAGAGACCTGCGTTCAGACTGAGCATGAATGTAATTGGCATTATTAACGTAAATCCTACAATCTGTAAGACGCTACAAATTAAACAAAACCTTTCGGATTGTTTAGTATTAATCATTTCATTTTTCCTTTTTATAAGAGTTCAACACGTTTGTTGGGGTAGAGCCTCGTGAGCTCGATGATATATATACTCAATTTTTTGTAAACACTGACATTAATTTAATATATTCCTAAATTTCTTCGAACAGAACATCATTGATGTAAGGGATTGAATCGTGCATAGGAATTCCCATGGCCAAAAGAGAGCGATGAAGCTGCGCATTCTTTTTTTGATTCTTGCAATACTTATTTTGTGCTGGGAGAAAATCTGAATTGCCATCTTGCCAGGCATTAGAATTTAAATCTTCCATGTAAAATCGAACTGCTGCAATTCCTGTACTACAAAATTGTTCTAATTCATCTTCAGAAGAAATACCACCTGCTGCAACTATGTGAGGTGAAAATATTTCTGTTGCCCATTCTGGTAATTCTCTGGGCTTTTTCCAACTGAGGTCTGAAGTCAAACCACTGAAATAGGAAACATACGGGTGCGTCTCTTCTGCAACCGGTGAGAAGTCCATAAACGACCCACTGATTTTATTTGGTCCTGAGACCACATCGAAACCTAATATTGGTAAATTGATCCATGGCTGAGGAAATACATTTACATGTAGTAGCCATAACTTTTTATTGTGGGTGGTGCCGGGCTCAATGATTTTTACATGAGCCTTTCTGATAATATCCGACTTCCAAAAAGTATCTTTCCAACCTTCAAATTTCTTATTATGTTTTGGATTATTATAACGAGCAAGATTACTATCGAAAATATCTTCGATTTCCGTTGCTAACAATCTCAACCTATCCCAAATCACTGAATTCATAACAATGGCCTGATTTTAGAGTAATGTATGCATTGGGATAAGCATCCCAAACAATACACAGCCTACTAAAATCAACTCTCCTGCTTGAAACCAAGCATTTCTGTTTTCGTCACTTCTGACGGCGTTGAGGAACTTTTCCATGTGCTGTATTTCTTTGCCTCCGTAGGCGTTACTAAAGTTAATAGTCATCATTGTAATCCGACTGTTCGTAATCGGGGTCTATGAAACTTGTGATTTCATCATACCCGTCGCCTCCCTTCCAATCATCCATCAATTCGTAAAAGAGGCGCTCGGCAAACCCAAAGCATTTTCTTGCTTCGTCTACCATGTCATCATGTAATAATGCTCGAATCCCAGCAATAAGATTCGTGCGATTCTCGAACTCATACATCGTTCCAGAACCTGGTGTCTTTTTCTTAATGATTTGACCTCCATGCATGTCACCAAAGTGTCTGACATATACATGTGCGAGAAGAGAATCATTATCACCCTTCTCGTCTAAACTGCTAATGTGTAGAATATACTCACCAACCGATGGGTAAGTATCTTCTATTTCTTCTAACCTATGCAGATCTTCGAGCTCTTGGAGATCTTCCATTATGGCATTTGCTCTAAAAACATTTTCTAAATCAGAAGGCAATTTTACTGCTGTTTCTAGGACCCCATATATTATCATTTGTGCATAGAGATACTTCTGATAAAGTCTAGGATGAATATCACCACTTATAAGCAGTTCTGCAAACTCGGTCCTCTCAGCATTCTGATGGTGTTCCCAAGTTAGTTCCTTCAAATTATTTGCCATAAAATATCCTCAATTCAATGTGTGTTATCTTATCACAAACTAATAAGAATGTCAAGATAAACTCATCGTTATTTATAAATAGATTTTGAATCACTACAAAATTGCGGAGAAAAAAATGAAAAAAGTTACGCAGTATAGTCATGAAGATATTCTTGAGTCGCACAGACACGCGGTAATGGCCCAAACAGCCTACCTAGACGGTAAGGAAGCAAAGCCACATTTCAAATCATTAGGTTGGACAGGTCATAAATTCATCGATATCGATGGTGCTCAATGCCATGTTGTCTGGAATAAGAAAGAAGTTGCAATTGCCTTTAGGGGCACAGAACCTTCGGAATTCACTGATATCCTTGCTGATTTAAATGCGTGGCCAGATGAACCCTTAATCGGACACGGGAAAGTACATAATGGCTTTCAAAACGAATTAGAAAAATTATGGGTTGATGTCACTAAAGCAGTGACACCACATCTAGGCAAAAAATTGACTCTCTGCGGACATTCTCTAGGTGGTGCAATGGCCACGGTTGCAGCTAGTCGTTTCTCTATGGATATCAGCATCGATTGCCTCTTTACATATGGGTCACCCCGAACAGGTACTGCTGATTTCGTCAAGGCGTTTGCTCAAGTTAAACACTTCCGATTTGTAAATAACAATGACATCGTTCCTACAGTGCCCCTGGCTCTGATGGGGTATCGTCATCATTGTCCGCCAATGTACATCGATTTCAATGGACACATTCATGGCAACCTATCTTGGGGTGCAAGAATGCGAGATAAATTGAAAGGTCGTTGGGCTGCATTGAAGAAGGGTCAACCATTTGACAATTTCTTCGATCATAGTTCAGCATATTATTCCCAATATACAGGAGAAGAAGCTGATGTTAGCGGAAATGTTTAGTGATACATTATGGATCTACACAGCAATAGCAGGATCATTACTTGGTGCTGGATTCTTATTTTGGTTTAAAGACACTCGGATGGCCACATGGGCTGTTGCGAAATTCGATGGGCTGCTTGAACACTTAGCAGTTCGATGGGGTTGGACTTGGTTGCAGAATGATCCAGAGGCTTGGCGAAAGAAATATCCAAGAATCACTGGCAAGATTGATGAATTAGAAGCGCGCCTTGCAAAACTTGAAAAGGTTGAGTGGGACCAATATAAAGAGAAAAAATCAAAAAAATGAGACGTTCGACTAGTCATGTAAAACCAATAACGATAGAGAAATATTTGTCGTATATTGATGTGCGAATGGAACAGCTGACAGAAGAGGCTGCCAAGTGTAACAGTCAATATGATAGGCTTTGGTACAACAAAGTAATAAGTGAACTACATTGGGCTAAACTAGGTTCCGAAAATTGTTTTATGGAACCAGAAGACATTAAGGAGTAACTTATGGGTTATATTAAAGAAATCTTAACTGAAAGAACATCACTTGACGGAGCAGTATTGATCGGCATTTGTGGTGCAATTATATTATTAGGAGGAGTTGTAAAGTTAGTAGCATGGGGTGGTTTACTCTATGGTGCGTATACGTTGTTAAAGAAGGAGAAGTAAAATGGCCGGAAAGAAAAAGGTACAAGTAGACGAGCATTTAGCAGCTGCCGATAAAAATGGCGATGGCCACATCTCTATGGAAGAAATCGAAGAGCATATGAATCTTGAGTTCAAACGAAAAGAACTCGAAGACAAAGATGCGCAACGTGATGCTATTCGTAAGATGGCATGGTTCTCATTGATAGGTCTTTTACTCTATCCCTTTGGTATTTTCCTTACGGATTTCTTCGGATTAGAGAATGCTGCAAAATTGACTGCTGATATTGCACCAACATATTTTGCTTCAATAGCAGTTTTGGTTTCTGCCTTCTTTGCTGCGGATGCTGTAGGTAAAAAGTAATGTCAGATTTTGATATTGATGAAAACTCTAATGTGACAATACCAATACGCAATCTTCTAGCTATGATTTTTGCTACTGGTATTATCGTTATGGGATATTTTGAATTGACTGAACGAATTACAATGCTAGAACGTGATCTACATTTGGCAGAGTCTTATGTTGAGCAGAATAGTGAATTCAGAACCAATTGGGAGCCACCACCCGAGGTACAAGAAACTGTAAGATTGTCACATAGACACGACATACGTTTAGAGTACATCGAGAAGAAATTGGCTCAATTAGAATCCGAAATGGATAAGGCTTTAGAAGAACAGATAAAGTAATGAGGATTAACCTCTTCGTTCCTTTATCTTTCTTCGAATCTTGCTTGCAAAGACTTTTGTCTCATCCCATAGATCTATGGCAATATCCTGAAGATCTTTTACATTACCCACAAAGAATCCCAGAGCAAACCCAATAACTAAACAGAATAATTCCATCGTTAGGCCTTCTTACCGTATTTAATTGTATTTCCATCCTTGGCTTTAGCTTGAGAAGCCATAGGACCGTATCCTCGTTCTAGTCGCATTATACGACCAGGGTCTACATTAGGGTGATGTTTGATCACCTCAAAGACTGCCTTTAATTCTTTGTGTCGTTCTTCTGAGGCAGCCCTCTTTTGTTCTTTGATCACAATTTCAAATAACTTGTACAGTTGACTTGTTTTGAGACCCTTGATTAAATCTTCGGCCTCTGCAGCATAATTGCGTTCATCAATATGATCAGCTTTTCGGTTCATCTTTATTATCCCATGATAAAGTTATGTCGGCTTCATCTTCCAGCGCGACAGTATATGTGATTGTATCTACAGCACTAGAAAAATCATTGGCCCACATACATGGTTTATAATCATCATCTAGTGCATCTCTCAAATAGTCCATAAGTGATTTCAATTCTTCATCTGACACGAAATCTCCCATACCATCTGCTGCGGTCCATTCAGCCTCGATCTGATCTTCTATCTTTCGAGCACGATATTCGCAAAGACTTACTATATTGCTCATGTGTTATCTCCATCGCAGTACATAAGATCAGATTTGTTAAATTTTACTTTTTCTTTTGTATCCAAAAGTGGATATACACTCCCTACAATACCTACTATTAGAAACCAAACCATAATTAAAACTTCCATTATCTGTTCTTATCGAATTGTTCTGTGAAGGTGACGCCTTCGTGTGTGAAGGTAACTGTCGAGTGGCTATAGACCTCTCGTTCTTCTCGTCTGTACTTTGTTGTTACTGTACAAAAGGTACGATAATGAGGTCGTGCTTTTGATTTATCGTGTCCAATTGCTCCACCAATCACAGCACCAGCAACAGTTGCTTCAGTATCTTTCCCGATTGCATTGCCGATTGCAGCACCTATGATTGCCCCACCTAGAGTAGATCCTGTCTTGTCTCCACCGACCAGACGATCTTCACACTCTTCAACAGTGTAGGGTTTTCTTATAACTACTGTTTTATATCGATCCTTTACTACAGGGCCTGAACCAGCAGTAGATTGCGCCACAATGACCGTAAAGAAAAGAGCTGCAGCTCCTATAATAAGTTTTTTCATTTCCACTCCTTAATAGACATACCATCATATCACATTTAAATGTAAATGTCAACCGTTATTTTAAAAAATTATAATTAATTTGATAATAGCCATTAACTAATCTAACGACTGATGGCATATATTCCTTAACCTCTTGAGCTAGAACACCAGCACTCTCACCTACTAGCCCGAAAGTATTTGCTAACTTATTCCACGTCCAAGTATAAAGTCTATGACCATTTTCTGTTCTGATATATTGAATATGATCTTTCAGACGAATGTCACTATAGAACCAAAAGTATGGCAGTATTGTTCTATAACCACTTACACCATTATGGTTTTGCCATGTCAGATATGCCCTACTACCTACTCGATATACGGCTGGAAAGCTAGGATTGGGTCCATAATTTATCCATTGACCGTCAAATTGGCTAGGAAAGTAATTTGTAGAGCAAAAGTACATATTGCCCCCACCATAGGACGTAAAAGCAGCTCTGGGTTGTAGATATGAACCATAGTTCCAGACTGTTATGCTGGTACCTGAAGGATTATACCAAGGTCGGGGTCTACAATAATACTCGTTTGCATCGTAGATAGCATTCCAAGCCCAGGAGCCATCTACTCCTCGATATTCAGAATTGTAAATTGGATTGCTGCCACCCATGTATTGCTGAAGTTCAGCATATCCAATAGACCCCGATCCTCTTGTTGGCATTAGATCACCACTCCGACTATATCTATAGCCTTGAAAAAATATTTTGGTGAATCAATTCCAACATTAATCACATCATTAGCTATTGCGGTAATAGTAATATGATCAGTAGGGTCAGTGATTAAGATGTTGTTATTAGCTTGATGGATGTTTATGAACGTGTCTGGGTCTGTTGGAATATTACCAATAGTTACCGTACCACCAGCAGGGACGTGCATTATATCTCGATTCTTGTGCATTGAGGTATCGTAAGGTACCGGTGTCTCACCTGCTGCTATTACTTCGGCTGGGTCAGGAAATACTATTCCTGGCTGAGAGATTTCTGATGTATATTCGTAGGGATCCAAAAAAGGAATACTAATTGCTATTTGGTCATATTCTAAAGCCA